AGTGTTCACAAAAATAGACTGTTCAGTTTACGTGAACGTGGATAAATAATATACAAATAGATATGAAACAAGAAGAGATTAATTATATCGAGAGAATACTATAATAATTTAAAATAATAAAGATTATGAAAATTAAAGATTTAATAAAAGTTTTAAGTGTGTATAATGAAAATACAGATATTTGCCATAATAACATAGATGATAAAGGTGGTAGTTGTATGGCTGATTTTATAATTGAGGAATTGCATCCTATTGGTGATAGAGATGCAGAAGATTTATTATTACTGTGTATTACAAATAAATATAATTAAAACAAAATGCTTATATTAGCAAAATAACCGATAAAAAGTAAACAAATGAATTACAAAGTAAAAGGAACTATCACGAAGATAGGAGAAAAAAAACAATTAGATAACGGAGCAGTAGTATTAGATTACACAGTAACCGAAACAAGCGATAACGGATATACTACTCCGTATAGCTTTAATATGTACAACAAAGCAGAATATGCAGAACACGTTGACAATTTTATCTCGTATAATAAAGTAGGGGATAATGTCGAAGTAGAGTTCTCAATACGAGGCAAAGAGTACAACGGAAAAATCTATAATAGTTTAAGCCATTGGAGATGTGATAAGGTAGAACAAGCTGCACCTGTTGCAGACGATGGATCAGGTTTACCATTTTAATAATATACCCTTGCTTTAGAGTGAGGGTTTTTTTTTGTTTATATGAGTGAAGATTATTTGTTATTTGTAGTAGAGTATAAAGTAAAGGGAGAATTGTTTGTAAGAAAGTTTGCCTACGATTCTAAATGCATTGATGCTATGGATGGATTGCTTTATATTAATACATTAGATGGAGCAGAGTTAACTATAAATAGGGAGTTTTTAGAGTACAGGATCGAACGCCCATTAAAGGTTGGAGAAACATTTGAATAAACAAATACAACAAAAACAAGTTATATAAGTATGGATTGGTTTGAAACATTATCGCAGAATCACACAGAGTTTTTAAGAATAGTAAAATCATTTCCTGAGAACGAAACAAACAATAATGCAGAGGATATCGTACAGGATGCTTATATAGAGTTGACAGAGTTAGGAACAAAGAAGCATAAGGAAGGGGATAAAAGAATAAACAAAAAGTATAAAGATAAACCTACCTGCCAGAGAGTGCTGACAGAATCAGGAGAGATTAATATGGTCTATATGTGGATCACTTTAAAAAGGGTTTCAATGAATCACTTAAAAAAGAGAATAAAGAAAAGCGAACACATTATAAGATTAGGAGAAGGCTTTGAGAAATCGGAACAGGAACAACAAGAAAACGAAAAAGCATTTAGTTTGTTAATGGATAAGGTAGAGCAAGAAATGTATAAATGGCATTGGTACGATAAATTACTCTTTGAAACTTATATAGAAGATGGTAGAAGTATGAGGGGGTTAAGTAGTGATACACAGATAAGCCTTACTTCAATATTTACGACATTGAGAAACTGCAAGAACAGAATAAGAGAGAACGTAGGGGAAGACTTCCTCGATTATATGAATGAAGATTACGAATTAATAAAATAAGATTATGGCAAAAGCAAAAGCGAAAGCAAAAAAGAAGGCAACTACTAAAAAAGAAGTAAAGCCAAAGATGGAAGGATTAGGAGATTTAGTAGAGAAGGTAACAGAGGCTACAGGAATCAAGAAAGTAGTTAAAGCTGTGTTTGGAGATTCTTGTGGATGCGATGAGCGTAGAGAGAAGCTAAATAAGCTATTGAGTTTTAAAACAGAAGAATGTTTGACAGCAGACGAGTATAAAGTTTTAGATAAATTCTACGCAAAGAATCCGAACGAGATTAGACCAAGTGAATGGAGGTCAATCGTTCCAATAGGAAGGAGAATATTTAACCAACGTATCAATGACGATATGGGTTGTGGAGGATGCGTAAGAGAGGTTATTTCTAAACTTAAAAAGGTTTACGAAACTTACGAACAAGATTAATAGTTAATTTATTTTAATTATGGACAAGAGAGGAAATAAAGGGCATAGTACTAAATCCTATAAAGCATTAGACAGGAGAAAGAAAATATCCGTATCAAATAATGAGCAGGTAAATGGTTTTTGTTCTAAAGTTTCAGAGGATATACATATGTTTTACGAGTTGGCTTATAGAGGTTTTTTAGATAAACATATAAGGCATGGAGAGTATTACGTTTACTTTCATTATTACAATGGAGAAGTTGTATATATTGGCAAAGGAAGTAAAGAAAGATTATTTAGTCATAATAGAATAGTAGATGAGCATATAGAACTGTTAGAAAGTGGCTGTATTAATGAAGTTATTATATCTAACAACTTAACTAACGACAATGCACTTTTAATTGAGGGTGCGTTAATAAAAGCATTGAATCCAAAATATAATATAAATGGACAAGAGAGGTAATAACGGAGGGCATAGTACAAAGGCAAAAGGAAACGATAAGCGAAAGAATGAGTATCGTAAAGCATTAGAGTTAGCATCTACTCCTGATGACGTTGTTAAGGTTATTAAAAAGCTAAAAGAACGTGCGTTGTCTAAAGGAGATGTAAACGCTATTAAGCTGTTCTTAGAATACTACTTAGGAAAGCCTAAAGATTCTATTGAGATAGAAGGAGAGATTAAAGGAGGGTTTAATTTTAACGAAATGTTAATGTTATTGCGTGGAGATAAATCCTAAATACTTAACTCTATTTAAAGATACACGTTACTATATTGTAACAGGTGGAAGGGGTAGTGGTAAGTCTTACTCTATTAATATGCTATTATGTATGTTGATGGGAGAGGTAGGACATACCATTCTCTTTACACGTTACACATTACGCTCTGCTGCTATTTCCATCATTCCTGAGTTCGTAGATAAGATACAGCTATTTAATGCGTTCAATGATTTCATAATAACCAAAGATGAGATAATACACAAGGGTACGAGAAGTAAGATACTATTTAGAGGTATTAAGACAAGTTCAGGGAATCAGGTTGCATCTCTTAAATCATTAGCAGGTGTAACAACTTGGGTGCTTGATGAAGCAGAAGAATTAGTAGATGAAAACATCTTTGATACAATAGACTTGTCTGTACGTCAAAAGGGAATACAGAATAGGGTTGTAATGATAATGAATCCTGCGACAAAAGAACATTTCATTTACAAGCGTTTCTTTGAACAAGCAGGAGTTCAAGAGGGATTAAATCATTCTAAGGGAGATGTAACTTATATTCATACAACTTACATAGACAACAAAGAAAACCTATCTCAAAGCTACATAAACCAAATTGAGCATATCAAGAAAACAAACCTACCAAAGTACGAGCATATCATATTAGGAGGTTGGTTAGATAAAGCTGAGGGAGTAGTGTTTACTAACTGGAAGTACGGAGCATTTAATCCGGATGGCTTACAGACATCTTGTGGAATGGATTTTGGTTTCTCTGTCGATCCTGACAGCTTAATAGAAGTTGCAATAGATAAGAGTAAAAAGATAATCTACCTAAAAGAACACATCTATCAGAAGGGAATTAAGACTCACGTTTTAGGAGGTATGATAAAGAGCAGGGTAAAAGATAAGCTAATCATAGCAGATAGTGCAGAGCCAAGATTAATAGAAGATTTAAGATATCAAGGTGTAAACATTCAAGCTGTAAAGAAGGGAACAATAGAGAGTGGCATTGTAAGGATGCAAGACTATCAAATCGTAGTAGATTCAGAAAGCACAAACATAGGTAAGGAGTTTAATAATTACTCTTACGCAGACAAAGGGAGCAAGCTGTATATTGATAATTGGAATCACGCAATAGATGCAGCAAGATATAACATTACTTACCATTTAGATAATCCAAACAAAGGGCAGTATTTTATATCGTAAAAGTTACTTGTTACAAAAATTAAATAAAATAGTTATATAGGTATGAAGGCAACGATTACAATTCCTGACAACATTAACGAAATATCTTTAGGTCAATACCAAAGATACTTAACAGTTACTGAAGGAATAGAGGGAGAGTTTTTAGCACAAAGAACAGTAGAGGTCTTTTGTGGCATTCCATTTAGTAATGTGATCCTGATGTCGCACAAAGACGTTAAGGAGATATCGCAAGATATGGTGGAGTTAGTTAATAAAGATGTAGAGTTTAAACACAGGTTTAAAATTCAATCGCAGGAGTTTGGGTTTATGCCTGATATGGAAGAAATGACATCAGGAGAGTTTGCAGATTTATGTGCTTATATAGGAAAGCCTGAAGATATGCATAAGGCAATGGCTGTAATGTTTAGACCAATTACAAAAACAATAGGAGATAAATACGATATATACCCTTACAATGGCTCTAAAGAGTTTGGGGATTTAATGAAGTTTATGCCATTAGGTGTAGCTTTAGGTGCAATGGTTTTTTTTTTGAATTTAGCGAAAGACTTAGTGAACGCTACCCATCTCTCTATACTTCAGGAAATGGAGAAGGAGATTTCACAAGACAAGCAAATTTCGCAAAAAGATGGGGATTCTATCAGAACTTCTATACTCTCGCACAAGGAAAAATACTCGAATTTGATAGAGTAACAAAATTAAATATACACGAATGTTTAACTTACTTATCATTCGAGAAAGAAAAGAACGAAATAGAAGCAGAACTAATTAAAAAGGCTTACAAGAAATGACAACTTATTACAATATTTTAGATACGATTAAAAACCAATTACTACAGGACCCGTTTTGTAATTCGGTTACTGAAGGCTCTATATACGATATTGATTTATCTAAGCAGACGATGTGTCCATACGCTCACATTCAGGTAAACAATGCTACAATAACAGAGCGAACAAATATCTTTAACATTACAGTATTCTGTATGGATATTGTAGACAAGAATCCAAAGGAAACTACAGATGAGTTTACAGGAAACGACAATACACAAGATGTATTAAATACTCAATATGCTGTAGCTACTCGATTACTTGAGTTGATGCGTAGAGGTAGCTTGAGAACAGATAACTTTGCTTTGTTAGATGGAAGCACACCGAGTTTAGAATCGTTTACAGAACGCTTTGAAAACTTTTGGGCAGGATGGGCAGTTACAATGGATGTAGAAGTACCTAACGAAATGACAATCTGTGGAACTACAACAGGAGCAGTTTGTGAGGATGCAGTTTATACGATTACAGATACAGAAGGTAATGTTCTTTATAGTGGTACAATCGTTTCAGGAGGTAACTTAACTCAAGCAATAAGCAATAGTATAGTAAGTAATTCCGATGATAGCTTTACAGCTAATGTACTTTCTCAAGCTAATTTAGAATTGGCTGACGTAGAGTTTAAGGTAAATAATACAGTAGGTACTACCGTAACATCTGAAGAAATACCGAGTGCAACTGATAAAACTTTAGTTGCTCCTGATGGCTCGGCTGTAGTTAAGTATGTAAACGGAACAGTCATAAGTACAAACGCAGTAGCGAGTGGGGCAGTAAGAAATATTACAGTTCCTAATCCAATAGTATGTTCAGATGCTACAGTTTCAAATAGTGATGACTCATTCAGTACGACAGTTGCGAGTGGAGGTAATTTAGAGTTAGCAGATAGCACAATGAATTTTAACGGAGCAAGTGAAGGAACATTTGTTAGTGTTAAGACAACAGCAGTTACTTTAAAGGATGAAACAGGAACAAACCTTACTCCGACATCAAAAAGTTTAGCGAGTAACACGTTGGCTTTAGTAGTGCAAAATCCTCTTACAGTATTTACAAATATGTATACAGGCAAAGCAGTTTCTCATTCAGGAGCAGTTGAATCAATTTCTTGTATAGATACTTCAGATGTATTTACAGCATCTCCTATTGGAAAGATACAGCCATCTGCATACGGAGTAGGAAAGTTAATAGCAATGAAGCCATTAGCAGGTGGTTTTGATTTAGACGTTGTAAGGGGTACTACTGCAACGAGATATAATAGTAGTTCACTTATCGAGAATGTAGCAGTAGACGTACCGAGATTGGATTATTTCGGTGTTAGTTGCCCGAGTATATTAGTGGAAAATCAAAGCACAAATCTATTTGAATACTCAGAAGATTTTAGTAACGCATATTGGACAAAAACAAGAGCAGGAATAACAAGTGATTCTATAGCATCTCCGATTGCATCAACAGATGCTGATAAAATAATTCCAACAGCAGTTAGTGGAAATCACTTTGTAAGGAGAACTGTATCGGCTACAAATGATAGTTACATATTTAGTGGATTCTTTAAAGATGGAGGTTACGATGTTTGGTTAAGATTTCAAGGCTCTTCATTTGACGATAGAGTAGAATTTGGTGTTGACTTATCAGATGGCTCAGATATTAGCTTTGTTCAGAACGGAACATTTACAGGCTCTAAAAATGTAGTTGCATATCCAAATGGATGGTATCGAATAGAGGTTAAAATAAACGTACCATCGGGAGAAGCAAATCTTCAGAACTCAATGTTCGCTTATAATGGTTCTGTAAGTTTTACTGCTGATGGAACAAGTGGATTTTATGTAATAGGAACACAAGTTGAAATACAAGCAGCAGCGACAAGTTATATACCAACATCAGGAGCAAGTGCAACAAGAAATGCTGACGTAATGAGCGTAACAGGATTAAGTGGTACATCTACACTAACAGAAACATTTGAAGATGATTCAACTAACGTAATAAGCAATCCAACGACATACACAATGTCAGCAGGAAGAATTAAAAAAGTAGTAAGAGTATGATTTACAAATTAAAATATTCAGATAAACAAAATGCTGTAAAAGATTTACAATCGAAAGGAGTATTTAAGGATGCAAGTTTGATTTTATCAGGGGGTACTCACGCAGTTGTCTTTATAGGTAAAATAGTTTTAGAGGAAGCAGTTTACGAAGATGATGAAATGGTAGTTTCTCCGATATATGAAGATGGTTATTTCGTTGACGTAATGAGCGATAATAAAATAGATTTTGATAGCGTAGTTTATCCTGAGAAATTAGCACATAAATTTGCAGGTAATGAGTAAACGAATGAAGTTAGATGATGTTGAAAGAGAGTTAAGCAGATTCGGCAAATATGTTGTTAAGCAATCTCGAACGAATCTTACTCGTAAAAGAAAGAACGATACAAAAGACTTATATAATTCTATTGGGTATGATTTAAACGTTTCTCAAAACTCTTTTAGCTTGTCTTTTTTTATGGCAGATTATGGAGAGTTTCAGGATCAAGGAGTACAGGGTGCGTTTTCAAAAAAGAAAGCACCAAATAGTCCATTTAGTTTTAAGAGAAACAGACCAATCGGAGCAAAGCATTTTCAACGATGGGCAAAGAGTAAAGGGTTATCTCCTTTCGCAGTTGCTAACTCAGTTTGGAGAAAAGGAATAAAGCCTACCTTATTTTTTACAAAGCCTTTTGAAGATGCTTTCCTACAATTACCTGAAGAATTAATAGAGCAGTTCGGTTTAGATATAGACGAATTTTTAGAATCAACACAATTAAATTAAAATGGCATACACTAAAATAAACACAAGAAGTCCATACTTCGTTTCTCAATCAGGCTCGGCAGGAGATGCTATATTAGTTGAGTTGAGAATTTGGAATGGAGCAGATGGAGATAAACCTGTTGCTGCACAAAAGATATTGAGCAAAACTATACCGAGTTCAGTAGTTACAACAGTAAACTTTGATATCAGTCCATACATAAACGCTTACATTGAGCATACAATTTTAACAGATGTTACAACGTTGACAGCTACACCAATAACAGAGTATGCAAGATGTGAAGTAAAGGTTTATAAAAATACTGTGTTACAAGGTGCTAAAACTGAAGAGTTAATAGGTTACAAAGGTTACGGATATTTTGCAGATGGAAAGAATCCTGTAGGACAAGCTAACGTAATGTTAGACGAGGGCGAATATTACACGCTAACAAATCAAAACAATGGAGCGTTATATTATCACGAAGATGCAGCAGGAGATTGGACAGCTACATATACCTGCTTAGATGGTACGACAGCAGCAGTAAATGTAGATTTAAATATAGAGAACGGACATATTCCTTATATAACTCCTACGCATTTAAATCAAGGTGGCTCAATCGTTACAATTAAAAAAGATAGTGTACTACAAAAGACGTTCACTTTTAGAGAGGTATGTGAAGCAAAATATACTCCTTTGATTTGTGATTTTATTAATCGGTATGGTGTTTGGCAAACGATAGTTTTCTTTAAGGTATCAAAGTCTAAAATGTCTACAACAGAAACAGTATTTAATATGATGCCTGATAGTGTTGATTACAGCGTTTCTAAGAACATTAGACAGACTTTTAATACAAATGGGCAGGAAAGCATCACAGTTAACACAGGATGGGTGTTAGAGCATTACAACGAAGTAATTAAACAACTATTGTTAAGTAACACAATAAGATTAGATAACAAGCCTGTAGTAGTAAATACAAAAAGCGTTGATTTATTTACAAGCATTAACGAAAGAAATATAAACTATACAATAGAATTTAATTACGCAAACAACATTATTAACACAATACAATAATGAGGGAGGTACAATTATATATTAACAATCAATTAGTAGATTTATTTGACGATGAGAAAATTGAAATTACTTCGAGCATTCAAAACATTCAGGACATTTCTAAAGTTTACACAGACTTCAGTCAGTCGTTTACTGTACCTGCTTCTGATAATAACAATAGTATATTTGATTTTTTTTACAATAACGATGTTGCAAATTCTACATTTATTGCTAAAGAGCGTGCTGATGCTCGTATCGAAATCAATCATACACCTTTCAGAAAAGGTAAGGTACAGCTTGAAGGCTCGGAAATAAAAAACAATCAAGCAGACAGCTACAAGATTACATTCTACGGAGATGTAGTTACGCTTAAAGATTTATTCGGAGATAATAAGTTAGCAGATTTAGACTATACAGATATTGCTTTTGCTTATTCAGGATCAAACGTAAACGACAGAATACAAAATACAGCAGATTTAGATGTACGCTTTCCTTTAATTAGTTCAGATAAAGTTTGGACATACGGAGATTCAGGAGCAAACGATATATCTTTACCTGCACATCCTATTTCTTATACAGAGTTATTTCCTGCTGTGAAAGATAAAGCTATAATAGACTTAATAAAAGATAAATACGCAGTAAACTTTACAAGCCAATTTTTTTCAAGTTCTTATTTTCAAAAGTCTTTTACATATTGGAAAAACAAAGCAGAAGATTTAACAATAGTTAGTGCGCCATTACCTTTAATTTTTAACGATACTACTTCAGGCTCTAATCTAATTAATAATGAAATTGTATTAAATTACATTCCGATAGCATCAGGTACTTTCTTTCCTTATCAAAATATAATTGTAACTATAACAAGCACTACACCAAATGTAAGTTACTATTTAGATGTATATTTAAACGGAACTTTGTTAAATACTATTGAAGGGACAAATTCAGGAGTTCATACTGTAGCAACAATATATAACACACCTAATCTCTCAAACGAAATTTATACTTTTGATTTACGTTCCATTGGAGGTGCATCTACTATTGTAGGAGAAGTAAAAAGTACGTTTAGCTATTGGACAACAAATGTAGGGAGTGCATCTACTCAAACAACAGTTACTTATAGTACTTCTTTTACGAATATTACTACAACTACTAATTTTGATTTTAACAATACTGCACCTGATATTAAAATAGCAGATTGGTTTTCAGGAATACTAAAGCAGTTTAATTTAACTTGCTATCCACAAGAAGCAGATAAATACTATATAGTAGAGCCTTTAGAGGAGTGGTATAATTTCGGAGGGGAAGTAGATATTACACCATATACAGACATTGAAAGCATAAAGGTAGATAGACCAAAACTTTACAAATCAATTTCTTTTGAATACGAAAAGAGCAAGGCATTTTTAAATGAAGAGTTTGAAGGAAGAACAGGAAGAGGGTATGGAAATTTAAGTCTTACACTACCTTACGATGGTAGCGATTTTAAAGTTAAACTTCCTTTTGAAAATATGAATTTCACAAAGTTTACAGGAACAAATTTACAAGTAAGCTATGCTTTAGATAATGCAGTAGGAGGTAAGAGTTATATTCCAAAGCCTGTTAAATTATTTATGGATGAAGCTAAAACAGTTTCCTTTAGGTTTAATGATGGAAGTTCTACTTTTGAAGTTACAAGCTATATGCCATTCGGTCAGGACCAAGTTTACAATACAGAAAACTATTCTCAGAATTTTGGCTTTGATATGTCTACACTAAAAGATATTCCTATAAACAATAGTTTATACAGAACTTGGTACGAGAGTTACATACAAAATCTATTCAATGATAAATTTAGACAGGTTACAGTTAAATGTCGTTTACCATTACCGATGCTTACTCTTTTAACTTTAGACGATTCTATAATTTTAAGAGATAAGCTATACAGGATTGATTCAATGAAAACAGACTTAACAAGTGGAGAAGTTAACCTTGTTTTATTAAGTGATTTTACAGATACAAAAGGAGCAATCACAAACGCACCAATAAACAAAGTGAGTTCGAGTGATAACACGATTATTCTACCTGTTAAAATTCTTAAATCTCCTACACCGAGTTCAGAGTTTGGAGGTGGTGCTACAGCAGTATTAGAAGCAACAGAAGAAACGCAATTTGTTACAGTTTCCACAGGTGGAGTAACGAGAACTTTACCAATAACATTAACTGAGAATACAGACGTAACAATTTTAACAGGCAGGAATGTGTCAGGAAGTGATAGAGTGCAAGGAATACCGATAAGCTATAAAGATGCAGCAGGTACAACTTTTAATACAAGTAATATTTTAATAGTACAGGAAGGATGATAGAAAATATATTAGAATTATTAAACCAAGATAAGTGGATAGGGTATAGTAAAAATATCGACATAGCAAAAGGGAAGTATAAAATACCTTTGACAATTAAAGAAAAAAGAGAACAACTTAAAAGAGAGAAAGCATGGCAATAAAAAAGCAGGTAGATATTAGCGTAGATGCGAAACAAGCTATCTCGCAAATGGATGAACTCGGCAGTTCGTTCGAGGATGTTTTTGGAGAGATTAAGCCATTAAATACCAAGATTGGAGAGATGGAAGATGCTCTCTATCAATTAGCAGCAGCAGGGGATACTTCATCTAAAGAATTTAAAGACTTATCAAGAACTATCGGTGATTACAAAAAGGTAATTATCGAAACCGATATGCAAGTTGACGCTATGGCTCAAACGACAGCACAAAATATGGGAGGTGCTATTGAAGGAGTTTCAGGAGCGTTTGCGATTGGTACAGGTGCGATGGGTGCTTTTGGTGTAGAATCTGAAGCAGTAGGAGAAGCATTGTTAAGGGTGCAGAGTGCTATGGCTATTACTCAAGG